AAGAAGAAATTAAGATCGGCGCTTTAGAGGATCTTTTCTCTACACTAAAACAAGAGAAGAAGAAACCTGTCGAAGAAAAGAAGATAGAACCTAAAGTTGAGATCAAGAAAGAACCTAAGAAGGTTGAGGCAAATGCAATCAAGACACAAGAGATTGAATCTGCTTCAAGTATTTTAGAATTCTTAACACCAGAAGTTAAAGAGTATGACGAAAGTATAATAGATAAAGTATCTAAGCAGATTTCAGAAATGAAAGTTGCTAACGAGTTAGAGAAAGATAAGATATCTAAACTTAAATCGATTGATACTTTAGAGAAACTTACAGAAGAATTTTTAAGATTTAAAAATGCTACCTCTGTTCAACTATCTACATTAGGTGGCGGTGGTTCAACAAGAATACTTGATAATGATGACGTTGATATTTCATCTATCGGTAATGGTAAGATATTAGAATACAACTCGACTACTGGAAAAATGCAGTTTGTTAGTAGTGGTTCTGAGGTTACTAACTTAGAAGTTTTAGGAACAATAATATTTGAAGGTGCAACTGCTGACGATTTTGAAACTACTGTAAGTGTTGTTGATCCTACAGCAGATAGAACAATAACTTTACCCAATGCTTCGGGTGCAATACCTGTTCTAGCCGCTGCAAGTAATACACAAATAACTGCTACACCAGAAGAATTAAATCATGTAGATGGAGTGACAGGTAATATACAAACAGCTTTAGACACTAAGGCGACAAAGGCATTTGCAATCGCACAGGCAGTCGCATTAGGATAACTAAATAGTACTATAAGGAAAAATTATGGCCGTACCAAATACAAAAGCTACATTAAAAGAATATTGTCTAAGATCGTTGGGTAAACCTGTGATTGACATAAATGTTGATGACGATCAAATAGATGATAGAATAGATGAGGCAGTGCAATACTTTTGTCAATATCACACGGATGGTGTTGAGAGAATGTATCTAAAATATGAAGTGACTGCTGCTGATATAACTCGTATGACTACTGATACATCTGAATCAGTTACAGAGGGTAGTGTTACCACTACTTGGAAACAAGGAAACAAATTTCTTATAGTTCCTGATTCTGTTATTTCTGTTGTCAATATATTTCCTCTATCTGACAGATCAAATTTAAATATATTTGATGTTAAATATCAATTGAGATTAAATGATCTATATGATTTCTCATCTACAAGTATCGTACATTATCAAATGACAATGCAACATTTAGATTTTTTAGATCACGTATTGGTTGGAGAAACGCCAATAAGATTTAATCATCTATCAAATAAATTGTTTATTGATATGGATTTTACAACTGATATTACAGCAGGTGAATTTTTAATTTTTGAAGTTTATAGAAAATTAAATCCTGATGATAGTACAGATATGTATGATGACCTATATCTAAAGAGATATACAACAGCATTAATCAAAAGACAATGGGGACAAAACCTGTCTAAATTTAATGGCACAGCAATGTTAGGTGGAGTGACACTTAATGGACCTGAGTTATTTTCAACGGCAATCGCAGAGCAACAAAAACTTGAAGAAGAAATAAGATTAAATTATGAAGAACCTGCACATATGCAACAAGGATAAAAACTAAATGCCGACTAACGTTTATTTCAGCACTGGCACTACATCTGAGCAAAGACTATATGAAGACTTAATTATAGAACAGCTAAAGATATATGGTCAAGATGTTTATTATCTGCCAAGAAAATTGGCAAATAAAGATACGATCTTCGGTGAGGATCCTGCTTCGTCTTTTGATGACTCATACATCATAGAAATGTATGTTGATAATACTGATGGATACATGGGTGAACAAGAGATAATTAAAAAGTTTGGTTTAGAATTAAGAGATGATATTAAGTTTACTGTATCAAAATTGAGATGGGAAACTTTGATATCTAACAATAGTGATTTACAGAATACACTAAGACCCAATGAAGGTGATCTAGTTTATTTTCCTACAACAAAAGCATTCTTTGAGATACAGTTTGTTGAACACGAACAACCTTTCTATCAACAAAGTGCCTTACCTGTTTACAAATTATCTTGTACTAAATTTGAGTACAGTTCAGAGAGAATTGATACAGGCATTACAGAGATTGACGCTACTGAGGATGCTCTATCAACTGATACAATGAACTTCCAGTTTAGTTTAGAAACTGGTACATCTGCTACAGGTGCAATCACACTAGAAAGTGATATAGGTGATATTAATTATCTTATTAATGAAGACTTTACTATGGCAACACAACAACCTGTCGATCAAGGAAAAGCATTTGAAACTGCTGCAGGTACAAACACATCATCAACAGATGATGATATATTAGATTTCAGCGAGAGAAATCCTTTTGGAGAAGTTGATGATTATTAAATATATATTAGAAAAAATCAATCACTATTCTACTGCATTGACAAGTTGGTCATGGCAGAAATTATATGGTGATAGAAAAAAAGGATACGGGTATAAAAATTATGGAAAGAGATAGACATAGACAATTGAATGAACATGCTAAAGAAGTAAACAAGCATAAAAAAGAAATGCAACTATCAAGAAGTTTAAAAAAAGAAGTAATAGCTGGTGCAAATGGTACACAGAAATATATAATTAAAGAAGGACCTAATAAAGGTAAGATAGCAGATAAAGGACAATAATGTTTGGACAACACTTCTACCATAAATCAATAAGAAATACTGTAATTGCATTTGGTACGATATTTAATAATATTAATATCAGACGATTGGATTCTAGCGGGAATCCTTTACAAAAAATTAGAGTGCCTTTATCATATGCACCTAAAGAAAAGTTTATTGCAAGACTAGATCAAAATGCAAACTTAACTGGATCGGATTCAAGTGTGGCGATTACTCTACCTCGTATGTCCTTTGATGTCACTAGTTATAGTTATGATCCTTCTCGTAAGTTAAATAAAAATCAGAAAGTTAGTGTAGCAAAAAACGCTACAGGTGACGCAAAGAAATTATATACTCAACATTCTCCTGTACCTTATGATGTAGGTTTTGAGTTAAATGTTTTTACTGCGACCTCAGATGATGGTCTACAAATCATAGAACAGATACTACCATACTTTCAACCAGACTATACGGTGACTATGATTATTGATAAAGATATTATGGATACAAAGAGAGATATACCTTTCATATTAGAGAGTGTCGATTATGAAGATAGTTATCAAGGTGCATTGACAGATAGAAGAAGAATTATTTACACACTTAAATTTACTGCAAAGATATACCTATATGGACCAATTAGTTCAAGTGCTATTATAAGAAAAGTATCTGCTGATTTATATACTGATATAAAAGCAAATAATCCATCTCGTAGTGAAAGAGTCACAGTTACACCAAATCCTACAGGCGCTGACAAAGATGATGTCTATACATATACAGAAACGTTAGAGTTTTTTAACGATGGTCTGAATTATGATGAGGGAACTGGTAACGATAAATAATAATAGAAGGTTTTAAAATGAGTAATATTGATGATAAGTTAAATGAAGTATTGAATATAGCAGAAGAAGTGCTAGATAAAAAAGAAGAAAAGAATCCTTTAGAGATCGTAAATGAAAAACCTGTTCCTGCAGTTATACCACAGGCAGATGTTGAAACAGACTTTGATACTGGTAGAGGAGAACTCTATAAGTTATTAGAGAAAGGTAATCAAGCAATAGACGGAATACTTGCATTAGCAAAAGAGGGTGAACACCCTAGAGCATACGAAGTTGCAGGTCAACTAATCAAAGGTCAGAGTGAGATCGCACAGAATCTATTAGACTTACAAGAAAAACTTAAAAAGATTAAAGATGTAAAAGAATTAGGACCAAAAAACGTCACTAATGCTTTATTTGTAGGATCAACAACTGAACTACAAAAGATGATAAAGAAAAATAAAGATAAAAAATAATGGCAACATTAGATCAATACTTAGGTAATCCTAATCTAAAAAAAGCACACACAAAATCACGATTCACTAAGAAACAAGTAGATGAGGTGATGAAGTGTCTTGAGGATCCTAAATATTTCATAGAAGAATATTTAAAAATTGTCACAATCGATAAAGGTCTTGTACCTTTTGAGATGTATGACTTTCAGCGGAAGATGGTAGATACTTTTCACGAGAATAGGTTTACGATATGTAAATTACCTAGACAGAGTGGAAAGTCAACTATCATTGTCTCCTACCTCTTACATTACGTTTTGTTTAACGATAATGTGAACGTTGCGATACTGGCAAACAAATCCTCTACGGCAAGGGATTTACTAGGTCGATTGCAACTTGCTTACGAATACTTGCCGAAATGGATGCAACAAGGCGTACTCAACTGGAACAAAGGGTCACTCGAACTAGAGAACGGAAGTAGAATCGTTGCGGCTTCGACTTCATCAAGTGCTGTTCGAGGTAGTACCTTCAATATAATATTCTTAGATGAGTTTGCCTATGTGCCCAATAACATTGCCGAAGAATTCTTTAGTTCAGTTTATCCCACAATATCATCTGGTAAATCTTCAAAGGTTATGATCGTATCTACTCCACATGGTATGAATATGTTTTATAAGATGTGGATGGATTCAGTCAACAAGAAAAATACTTTTAAACCTATCGAGGTACACTGGTCAGAAGTTCCTGGTCGTGATGAGGAATGGAAGAAACAGACGATAAAGAATACAAGTGAGTCACAGTTTCAGACCGAGTTTGAGTGTGAGTTCTTAGGTAGTGTTGATACACTTATCAATGCACAAAAATTAAAGACAATGGCAGTCGTAGACCCAAAAAGAAGTCCAGGCGGACTAGATGTTTATGAAATGCCAATAAAAGATCACACCTATGTCATAACAGTTGACGTAGCGAGAGGTGTTCAAAATGATTATTCTGCTTTCGTAGTTGTTGATTCAACGCAGGCGCCATATAAGATTGTCGCAAAGTATAGAAACAATGATATTAAACCTATCGTGTTTCCTAACATATTAAAGAAAGTAGCAGATCATTATAACAAGGCATATGTCTTGATAGAAATTAACGATCTAGGTCAACAGGTGGCAGACGCAATGCAATTTGAACTAGAATATGACAACATGATGATGGTCACACAACGAGGTAGAGCAGGTCAGGTACTAGGTGGAGGCTTTAGTGGACGGGGCAATCAACTCGGTGTGAGAATGACTAAAGGTACTAAAAAAATCGGAACTTCAAATCTGAAAAGTCTGATAGAAGGTGATAAGTTAATCATTAATGACTTTGATATTATTGCCGAACTGTCAACTTTCATATCAAAAGGAAAATCTTTTGAAGCAGAAGCAGGCGCTCATGATGACTTAGTTATGTGTCTAGTTATCTTTTCTTGGGTTGCCAATCAGAGATATTTCAAAGAGTTGACAAATATAGATGTAAGAGGTCAAATGTTTACAGATCAAAAGAACGCAATCGAGGCAGACATGGCACCTTTTGGGTTTGTAGATAACGGATTAGATGATCCTGAGGGGTTAGATAGTGGATATTTTGATGACGCAGGTGAGTTATGGCGACCTGTAACCTATCGTAAGGGTGAATAGTAGAGATATGAAGATACATAAATATCTAAAGTAAAAGGGTTATAACTAATAAAGATTAATATTAATATTAAGGAGAAACAAATATGGCTTTTCAAGTATCACCAGGTGTTCTAGTGACTGAAAAGGATCTAACGAATATCGTAC